GATGATTGGGAGTACGGAACCGAACCTTCTTATGGAATTGGGGTATAAATAAGTTCAGAAAACTCTAACCAAAATGGCGGTTCAAAGGATATCAAGATCATTTAAAGATATTAGTTTATCCTTTGAACCACATCCTGTGACAAAGGATCTTCAAATATTAAAAAATGAAAATGCGATTCGTAGATCTGTAAGAAATATTGTAGAAACTATCCCTACAGAAAGATTTTTTAACTCTTTATTGGGTTCTGATGTCAGGGATAGTTTATTTGAATTTGTTGATTTTGGTACGGCATCTGTTATACAAAGTCAAATTTTGGTGTCAATAGAAAACTTTGAACCAAGAGTTGATAATGTTGTTGTTGAGGTAAATCCTCAACCAGACCAAAATTCTTTTGATGTAACAGTAATCTTTGATATTATTGGACAAGAGTTTCCGACACAAGAATACTCGTTCATTCTAGAGGCAGCAAGATAATATGCCTTTTACTAAGTTCACAAATTTAGATTTTGATCAGATAAAAACTTCTATCAAAGATTATCTCCGTGCCAATTCAAATTTCACGGATTTCGACTTTGATGGATCTAATTTTTCTGTCTTGATCGATACTCTTGCATATAATACTTATATAACGGCATTTAATTCTAATATGGTTGTTAATGAATCCTTTTTGGATTCAGCAACTCTTCGTGAAAATGTTGTTTCTCTTGCAGGAAATATTGGTTATGTACCACGCTCCAGAACAGCAGCAAAGGCAACAATATCCTTTACAGTATCAACTGCCGAAGACACCCAGACATTGACCCTCAGAAGGGGTCTGGTGTGCGTAGGAAGTGCAAATGATACAACATATACTTTCTCAATACCATCAGATATTACCGTCCCAGTTTTAGACGGACAGGCAACGTTTAGTAATATAGATGTTTATCAAGGAACATACCTTACAAAAAGATTTGATTATGATGGATCATTAGACCAAAGATTTATTTTAAATAATCCTTACATTGATACGTCTACTTTATCGGTTTACGTAAGGAGAAGTTCTGAAAATGGATTGGGTATTGAATATACAAAGATTGATAATATCTTAGAAACAACGGCAAATTCTAGAATTTACATCCTTCAAGAAGTTCAGGATGAAAAATATGAGATAAGATTCGGTGATGGTATTATTGGAAAGAAACTTGGTGATCAAGTTGGTGGTGATGGAACTATTATAACCGCAAATTATATTGTTACCGATGGCGAAGATGGTAATGGAGCAAGTGTCTTCACATTTTCTGGAAGTTTAAGCACTGCAGGTGGAACAATAATTAATCCTGGATTAATTACAATAACCACAAATCAGGCATCACAAAATGGATCCAGCATCGAACAAATAGATTCGATTAAGTATTATGCTCCAAGAGCATATTCTGCCCAAAACAGAGCAGTGACTGCCAGAGATTATGAGGCAATTATAAAAAGAATATATCCCGAAACAGAATCTGTTGCTGTTGTTGGTGGAGAAGAACTTGATCCTCCAGAGTTTGGAAACGTTCTTTTGAGTATTAAACCTAAGAATGGTAGTTTTGTTTCTGATTTTAATAAATCATTAATTTTAAGTCAATTAAAACAGTATACTGTTTCGGGAATTAATCCAAAAATCATTGATCTCAAACTTCTTTATGTTGAGATTGATTCCTCTGTTTATTATAACAACTCTCAGGTTTCAAACGCAGATTCTTTAAAAACAAGAGTTCTTAATAGTCTCACAAAATATTCCGAATCCATTGATCTAAACAAATTTGGAGGAAGATTTAAATACAGTAAAATTCAACAAGTAATTGACGGAACTGATAGTGCAATTACTTCTAATATTACTAAGGTTAGAATAAGAAGAGATTTGAAGGCATCTTTAAATCAATTTGCACAATATGAACTTTGCTTTGGTAATCAATTCCATGTAAATTCAAAAGGATATAATATAAAATCTACGGGTTTTAAAGTCTCTGGAGAATCGGATACTGTATATTTGACAGATGTTCCAAATCCTGATCACAAAACTGGCATAATATCTGTTGTAAAGACTTTATCGGACGGAACAGAAAAAGTTATTTCTAAGTCTGCCGGAACTGTCGATTATGTGAAGGGTGAAATTTTATTGGGGACAATTAATATAACATCAACGTCCAAAGCAAACGATATTATTGAAATTCAGGCATATCCAGAATCAAACGATGTAATAGGATTAAAAGACCTGTACTTATCATTTGATGTTTCTAAAAGCACAATAAATATGGTAAGAGATGTGATTGCATCTGGTGATGAAATAACAGGAAATGTATTTACCAGAGATTATTATACTTCAAGTTACTCAAACGGGAATTTAGCAAGAAACTAATATGATACAGACTGGATTTGATTCTAAAGTTAAAGTTCAGCAGATTATTGAAAGTCAACTTCCAAGTTTTATATTGGAAGAGTCTCCAAATGCCTCTGAGTTTTTAAAGCAATACTATATTTCACAAGAATATCAAGGTGCTTCAATAGATATTGCCGAAAATTTAGACCAATACTTGAAATTAGAAAACCTAACACCAGAAGTGGTTGTAGGTAATACCAAATTAGTTTCGGATATTCTTTCTACAAATACTGATATTGAAGTATCAAGCACTAAAGGATTTCCAAAACAATATGGATTGTTTAAGATTGACGACGAAATTATTACCTATACTGGAATATCTGGAAATACTTTTACTGGTTGTATTCGTGGATTTAGTGGTGTAACAGATTATCATAGTGATTTAAATCAAGAAGAATTAGTATTTTCTACATCTTCTGCTGCAGCACATTCGTCAAATAGTACTGTTCAGAATTTAAGTTCTTTATTTTTAGTAGAATTCTATCAGAAGTTAAAGTATTCTATTGCTCCTGGACTTGAGAAAACTGACTTTACACCAGAACTTAATGTAGGAAACTTTTTAAAACAAGCCAATTCTTTTTATAAAGCAAAAGGCACCGATGAATCTTTTAGAATTTTATTCAATGTACTTTATAATGAAACTCCAAAAGTTATAAATCTTGAGCAGTACTTAATTAAACCATCTTCCTCAGAATATGTAAGACAAGAGGTAGTAATTGCAGAGTCTGTATCTGGAGATAATCCACTAAATCTTGTCGGACAAACTATTAGAAAGTCTACAGATGAAAATACTTATGCATCTGTTTCTTCCATAGAACCATTCAATAGAAATTCTAAGCAATATTATAAAATTTTCCTATTTTATGGCAATGATGAATTTCCAGCTATTATTGGAAATTTTACCATAACTCCAAATACAAAGAATGTTATTGAATCTTTTGCTTCTGATACTGTAATAACAGTAGATTCGACGATAGGATTCCCAAAAAGTGGAACATTAGTATCTGGCAATAATACAATTACCTATACTGATAAAACTATTAATCAATTTTTAGGATGTTCTGGAATTGATGAGAAAATAGAAAAAAATTCTATAATTAGAACTGAGGACATTTATTATGGATATGAAAATGGTGATACTACTAAAAAGTTAGAATTTAGAATCTTAGGTTCTTTATCAGAATTCGTATCATTAAACGATGTAAGCGTATCTGAGGGTGATATAATAACAATTAAAAACGTTGGCGATTTAATAAAAAATCCAAGTAGTAAAACATATAAGCAAATTTTTGCAAATTCGTGGATTTATAATACTTCTACAAGATATAGAGTATCTTCCAGATCCGGTTCAAACTATGTTTTAGCAACTACAATTGATAGATCAAGTTTAAAAATTGGCGATAGAGTTGAACTTTTAGAAAGAGATACTGATATTTTAGCACCAGAAAGCAATAGTCCACACATTAGACAAATTTTATCTGATAATACTATAAGAATAGAAGGATCTTTTACAACAGATTCTTCAAAAGAATATGATTTAAGAAGAAAAATCAATACGTCCAGCAGTTCTGGTGTGCCAATTGAATATGGAAACGATACAATTACATCGGATATTCAAAATCTCTATAGTGATGGAGAAAAGTACGCATATGTAGCATCTAACTCTTTACCTTCTTCAGAACTTCCTGGATTCACTCTTCCATATAGATATGACATATCAAAAAATGTAAAGGGTGTAACTGTATCTTCTGAGGATAATCTTTTTGACAAAGATTCTGATGATACTTATGGAATTATAGGATTTGCAGATCCTGCTCCGTTCTTTACTGGAGACAAGATTTACTATACACCAAATTCCACACCATTAGTCGGTTTAGAAACTGGATATTATTATGTTCAGGTTCTCCCTTCTGATAATAAAAAAATAAAATTATATTCTTCAAGGTCTTTTATAGAAATTTCTTCCAATTTGAGATTTAGTGTGCCAGATTCTGGTATTGATTCTCATAGATTTACACTCTTCTCCCAAAAAGAAGAAGAAATTGGAGTTCAAAAAATACTCAAAAAATTTCCATTACAATCTGAAATAAAAAGTCCTGGAGAAGAAACTATTCCAGGAACAACTGGGATGTTTATTAATGGTGTAGAAATTTCCAATTACAAATCTTTAGATAAAGTTTATTATGGACCATTACAGTCTATTGATGTATTAAATGGTGGACAAAATTATGACGTTATTAATCCACCACAAATAACAATTTCTTCAGGTTCTTCTAGTGCTTTAGCACAACCAGTGATTAGTGGATCAATTGAAGAAGTTTATATAGATTCTCAAGACTATGATGTTAATAAAATCCTTTCAATTGATGTTGTTGGTGGAAATGGATCTGGTGCCGTATTAGAACCAATCATTACAAAAAGAAATAGAGAAATATTATTTGATGGTAGAACAATTGAGAAGGGCGGAGGAATTAGTACAACTGGAAATAGATTATCTTTCCTAACAAATCACAATTTAAACAATGGTGATCAGATAATATACAATTCTGATGGAAATTCTCAGTTAGTTATTGGTTCTGGTTCTTCTACCCTTTTAAATAATAATTCTTATTTTGTAAAAGTTGAAAATAGTACCACAATAAGTTTGTTTGATTCTCAATCAGACTATGAATCTGGATCTAATGTAATAGGATTTTCAACAGGTACTCAAGGTGTTCATAAGTTTAGAACTTCGGATCCTAAAAAGACTATTTTTGAAATTAAAGTAGTTAATGGTGGAGAAGGGTATACCAATAGAAAGTTAATTGTTAAACAATCTGGAATTTCTACAGTAAATGATACTATCAATTTCAAAAATCATGGATTTAATACTGGAGAGTTAGTTACATATGATTATGAAACTACTGCAATATCAGGAATTTCCACTTTAAATCAATATTATGTTTTGAAGATTGATAATGATTCTTTTAGATTGTGCAATGCCGGTATAGCAGGAACTGATACCGCAGAATTCGATAGAAAAGACTATGTTAAACTATCTAGTGAAGGATCTGGATATCAGTACTTCAGTTATCCTTCGGTATCAGTATCGGTAAAATATAATCCAGTAGGATTTGGTACAGATACTCAGACTTATCAAGAAATTGTAACTACACCTGTTGTAAGAGGTAGTATTCAGAACGTATATTTGTATGAAAATGGATCTGGTTATGGATCTACAATTTTAAACTATAAAAAGAATCCAACTGTAACCATAAAGAACGGCAAAAATGCCACTTTAATTCCAAATGTTACCAATGGCCAAATTTCTTCGGTAAATATTCAGTATGGTGGGGAAGAATACTATTCTGTTCCAGATTTGATTGTTGTTGATTCTAGCGGATCTGGAACTGGTGCAAGACTTAGACCGATTATCTCTGATGGAAAGATAACATCTGTTAAAATTTTAAGCGTTGGTATTGGATATTCCAGCGCCAGCACTTCCATTTTAGTAAAACCTGCCGGTATTAATGCATATCTAGAACCAAATATTAGAGATCTTACTGTTAATCATAACCTTAAGCAGGGTAATGAAATTTTATTGAACTCTGATAATAAATTAAAATATACAGTTTCTGGATATTATGAAGATCTGAGAGATGCATTTGGAGAAAGTGCAGCAAATTCTGCGGATCCAAATATTTCTGGAATTATTGGATGGGCATATGATGGAAATCCAATTTACGGACCTTTTGGATATTCTGATCCAAATAATATTTCATCAGTATCACGTGTCAGATCTGGTTATGTTTTAGATACATCATATACAGATAGACCATCTGGTTTTCAATCTGGATTCTTTGTAGAAGATTATAAGTTTACAAACTCCGGTGATTTAGATAAAAATAATGGAAGATTTGCGAAGACTTTGGAGTTTCCAAACGGAGTTTATGCTTATTATGCAACTGTCAATTCTGCAGGAAATCCAGTTTTCCCCTATTTTATTGGAAACACCTATAAGTCAAAAACATTAGATGAAAATATCAATTTAAATCAATCATTTGATTTTTCAAATTCTGGTATTTTAAGAAATACATTTCCATATAAAATTTCAGACAAAAATGCAGGTTACGATTTCATTACGGAAATAGATGATGTCACAAGACAAAAAATATTAGTAGAGTCTGTTAATAGTGGTGGAATAGAAAGTTTCAAGATAAAGAACGCTGGTTCAAATTATAAAGTAAACGATGTAGTTAATTTTAATAATACTGGAACTTCTGGTGGTGGTTTATATGCCGTCGTTTCTTCATTAGACGGTAAAGATATTACTGAAATTAATACCTCAGTTACCTCTTATGAAAATTCCACTTTTACTTGGATTAGTGGAGAAAAAGTAAGAGTATCAATCTTACCAAGTCACACATTAAATGACGGAGATTATGTTTCTATTTCTGGATTCTCAACGAATCTTTCTTCATTAAATGGAATTCATAAGATAAGTGTCTCAACCAATCAAGCAGTTGCCATATCGACAATTTCAGCATCTACAAGTATTGGAGGAACTGAAATTTATGTTTCTAGAATTCCAGAAAATGTTTCCATTGGTAGTAGTATTGGTATAGGCACAGAAACACTAAGAGTTCTTGGACTATTCAGAAATAAAAACATATTAAGAGTTGAAAGAGGATTAACCAATGTTTCTCATAATGAGAATTCATTAATAACTTTTAATCCAGATTCATTTACATTTGATAAAAATATTAACTATTTCGATTCCAAGGTAAATGATAAGGTTTTCTTTAACCCCAAAGAAACTGTGGGGTTAGGAACTACCTCCGGTATTTCACATTTAATAACTTTTGACTTTGGTGATCAGACGCAAATTCAGAGAAGTATTCCAACAAAATCAATTTATCTGGAAAATCATCCATTCAAAAATAATCAGCAGATAGTATACACAGCATCTGGAACCACACTTTCAATTTCTACAGACGGAGTAAATACTAGCAATTTACCTTCAAATGTTTTTGTAGTCAATAAAGGAAAGGATCTTATAGGATTAAAGACTACTGTAGATTCCGAAGAATTGTTCTTCCATAATAATGGAAGTGGAAGTGATTTGTACTCCTTTGAATTTTCCAATATTAAAATTTTAGGTGACGTTCAAAAAATAAAAACAACAGTTTCAGTATCAACTTCACACGGAATATCTGAAAATGATATTATAAATCTGACTGCTAACCCAACTTTGTCTGTCGGAATCGGAACATCTACGGCAGTTAAAGTTTATAGAAACACGGATACTGATAGGATACTTCTCAACCAAATAGGATTTAATTCAACTGGTATCAATACTTCAACAAGTATTATTAATATTAGTGAACATAAATTTAATACTGGTGATAAAGTATATTACACCTCCAACTCTGTAGCTTCAGGATTATCTACGGGAGAATATTATGTATTTAAGGTCGATTCAAATAACGTAAAACTTTGCGAGACATACTTCGATTCTTTACAGTCTCCACCAAATACAGTAAGTATCGCAGGAACTGGAGGAATTTCGCAATTCATATCATTGATAAATCCAAAAATTGAATCTGTAAAAAATAATAATTTAGTATTCGACCTATCAGATTCTTCTTTACTCGGATATAATTTCAAAATTTATACTGATAATAACTTCGAGGATGAGTTTGTTTCTACTGGTGCTGGAACGACATTTAATCTTGGTTATGGAAGCACCATTGGAAATGTAGGTGCAGCATTAACTATTTCATATGATTCAAATTTACCAGAAAAACTTTATTATAACTTAGAAAAGTCTGGATTTATAAACACTGCTGATACTTCAGTTAAAAATTACTCAGAAATATCTTTCATTGATAGTAAATATAACGGAAAATATAGTGTTGTTGGCGTAGCAACAACAACATTTGATATAGTTCTCAAAGAGTCACCAGAAAAACTTTCTTATACTGAAAGCGACTGTGATGTTCTAAAGTATACTACAACATCGACAAGTGCAAGTGGACCTATTGATAAATTAAAAATTGTTTCAAACGGTTATGGATATAAAAAACTTCCAATTGTAGAGGATATTACAACTACAAATGGAAAAGACGCTTATATTCTTGCAAAATCAACCACTGTTGGCAAAGTAAATGAATTAAGGATTAAAAACGAAGAGTTTGAGTATCCATTCGATTCAACACTAAACCCAACTGCATCTGTATCTCCAGTTATTGTTACAACAAATTCAAATACTTTAGAATCTATAAGAGTTACTAGTGGTGGTAATGGATATAGCAATGCACCAGATGTTGTAGTTGTTGATTCTTCCACTGGCAATAAGATTGATAGTGGTGTTTTAAAAGCAAATATTATTGGAGAATCTATAAACTCCATAACAATAGAAGATAGTCCTAGAGGTCTTCCCGAAAATACTGTTAAAATATTTACTACCAACAATAGTAACGGAATTAGTATTCAAAGAGTAGAATCTAATTCTACTGGAATATTTACTTGTTCTATAACAGTGCCTCCACTTGGATTTGCAGAAAATCCTTTTTCTGCTGGTGATGAAGTCTTTATTGAAGGTATACAAAAAGTAAGTTCTACTGGTTCTGGATTTAATTCTGAAGATTATGGTTATAGGTTCTTTGTCGTAGATAGTTACGTTTCTTCTTCTCCTTACGATAAGGTTGTTTTTGATCTTTCTAGTTCTTCTAATGGTGGATTGACCACAAATACAGGAATTGCTAAGACAATCCAAGAAGGATATGGTACTTTAATACATGAAGATGATTATCCAACTTTTGAAATTACTCAGAAAAGATTACAATTTAGTATAGGTGAGAAAATTGTTTCTAACAACATAGAAAGAGATTTGTTTATTTCCAGTTACGATGGAACAATTTTAAAAGTATCAGGAACGTATGAATTATCAGTTGGTGAAATTATAAAAGGTAAAGAATCTGGAACAATAGCAACAATTAGTGAAATAGAAGGTAACTCTGGAATTTTCAAAGTATCATATTCAATACCCAAAAATATTGGATGGACAAATGAAACTGGAAGATTGGATTATGATAATCAGGTAATTCCAAATAATGATTATTATCAAAATCTTTCATACTCAGTTAAGAGTAGCAAAGAATATAGAGAAGTAGAAGCTTCTATCAAACCTTTATTACATACAAGTGGATTGAAGGATTTTGCCGATACTGGCATTACCTCAACTTCCAATGCTTCTGATCTTGATGGTATAGATGGAAGTACTGTTATCCGTGATTTTATAGACGATTTAAGAGTAGATACAATTTATGATTTTGATTTAGCACAAGATATTGATATTGATGCAGTAACAGGAAAATCAAAGTATATAAAACTGCAGACTCAAAGATTGACTGATTATACTAATAACATTGGTAATAATGTTCTTGCCATAGATGATTTAAGTAGTCAGTTCTCATACTATGAAAATGATCCTAGTGAATTTTTAAACATTATCAAATTAGATCCAGAATCGTCTTATGAAAATTTCTTAATTAGAGTTACTAATAACAACAATACCGAAGTACAATTCACTGATGTTGTAATATTAAATGATGGGAATGATACTTATCTTTTAGAAAAAGGAAGTGTTTCCAATATTGGAATTGATACAACAAATCACTTATTAGATGAACAATATGGTAATTTTTCAATAGTTGAGGATACCTTTGGGGATTCGTATTTGAGATTTAGTCCCGCAGATGCATATGATACTGATTATGATTTAAAACTTATAAGAAATACATTTACTTCTTCTTCTACTGGAATAGGAACAACTACTATTGGATTTACAAATTTAATTAGTTCTGTTGGAATAGCAACCACTGGAGCAACGGTAAACATTGCATCTTTTGATAGCACTGAATTCGAATCTCTTTATGCAAATGTTCAGATTATCGATGATATAACGAATCAAATGAATTTTGTGGAGTTATATGTTGCTACAGATGGATCAAATACTTATCTTTCCGAATATTATTTCGATTCTGAACAGGATACATCAAATTATTCGAATAATTTTATAGGTTCTTTTGGGGCAAATATTTCTTCTGGGATTTTATCGTTAAATTATACCAACACTTCTTCTAACAGAAATACTTTTAGATCTAAGATTGTTGGATTTGGAACAACATCAACTGGAACTGGAAGTCCTTACAGATTTAAGTTGGATAGACAACCAAATGGATCTGAAAGAAGTGTGATATATCAATCAGACACGACTACAGGGGTTGGAGAAACTTCAGTCTTGTCTATAAGCAAAACATTATTTAATTCGGTAAAATCTTTAGTAGAAGTTAGTATTGGTTCTACCAAGGCTGTTCATCAAGTTATGATGATCCAGGATAACAATAATAATGTTTATGTTCAACATTCTCCTTTACTTAGTGTAAGTGGAATTTCTACACTTGATAGTGCTTCTGGAATAGGAACTTTTGGTGGAGATAATTCTGGATCTGAGTTTGAATTGAATTTCTATCCAGATTCCCAGTATTCCTCCAATAACATTGTAATATCCGCATTCAGCCAGTGTTTCTATAATGATTTAGATGTTGCAAACACACCTCCAGTTCTTGAATATGGAAACACTCAAGAATCTGTTGACCTTAAATTCTACGATTCATTAAATGGAGATAGAATCAATAGAACTAGTTTTACATTAACATCGGAAGGTGTGCCAATTTTTGTAAAAGTATTTGATCCAGAAGATACTGATGCATTAATTTCAACAACTGGCACATTTAATATCACAAATCACTTCTTCAAAGATGGAGAGGAGTTGATTTATACTCCAAAATCAACGATTATTGGAATTGCAACAACTGCAATGACATACACAGATGGAACTGTAACTGACACATTACCTTCCACAGTTTTTGCTGTAGTTGACAACCTTAACTATGATGTATTCCAAATATCGACAGTAAGAAATGGTATTGCAGTATCTTTCACTGATCTTGGTGGAGGAAATGCTCACCAATTTGAGATGTCTAAGAAGAATGAAAAGTCAATTATTGTCATAGATAATCTTATCCAACATCCACTAATCTTTACCAATGTTTCTCACACATTATCTGGTTCCATAGGAACTGGAGTAACTACATTTAACTTAAGTGGTATATCTTCTATTAATCCTTCGGATATTCTAAAAATAGATGATGAGTATGTAAGAGTCAATAATGTTGGTCTTGGAACATCCAGTATTGGTCCTATCACCAATAATGGTTCCTTCAATTTAGTTGAAACTGAAAGAGGATTTGTTGGAACAACAGCAACCTCTCACACGTCTTCAACGCAAGTTGACGTTTATAGAGGTGCATTCAATATTGTAGAAAATAAAATACATTTTACAGATGCTCCTAGAGGAAATCCACAAATTGATAAGACTGAATATAACCTAGATTATGAAACATCGACGTTCAATGGACGTGTATTCTTAAGATCAGACTACACTACAAACAAGATATATGATGATCTATCTGATCAGTTTAATGGTATAGGTAGAACATTTACTTTACAAGTTGGTGGAGCAAATACGACTGGAATTGGTTCAACTGGCGGAAGTGGAATTGTTCTTATAAACGGAATCTTCCAACAACCAACAACAGATAATAATCCACGTGGAAATTTTGATATTCTTGAAGATACTAGTGCTGGAATAAGTACAATAGTATTTTCTGGAATTACAAAACCAAATACGGATCCTTTAGAATATGTTATTTCAAACTATGATGTAAACCAAAATGAAACTCCTAGAGGTGGAATTATTGTTTCTCTAGGGTCAACCCCAGGTCTCGGTTTTGCTCCTCTTGTAGGTGCTTCTGTGACTGCCATAGTTGGAGCTGGAGGTTCTATCTCTGGAATTAATACAGCACTTCCTGGAGGTTCATATGGTTCTGGATATAATGGATTAACTTCAATTGGTGTTACCGTTTATGAAGATGGACACTCTGGTGCAGCTGCCACAATCACGGCATCAGTTGGTGCTGGAGGAATCTTAGCGTTTAATATAGTTGGAGGAGGAACAGGATACACCAATCCACAAATTTATGTGTCTGAACCAACATATGATAATCTTTCTGTAATAGGTGTTTCAAGACTCGGAATTGGTTCAACTACTCTAACTGGTATTGGATTATCAATCAGTTTGAAAGTTGGTCATGTAGATAGCACTGGAATTGGATCTACACACTTTGGGGTTACTGAATTTGATATTACTAAGAGTGGATATAGTTTCCAAAGAGGAGACGTATTTAAACCAGTTGGATTGGTTACAGATTCTAGATTAGCATCTCCCATTTCAGATTTTGAACTAACTGTTGTTGAAACATATTCTGATAAATTTGCAGCATGGGAGTTTGGCGAATTGGACTTCATCGATTCTATCGCAGAATATCAAGATGGTGCAAGACAAACATTCCCATTATTCTATAACGGAGAACTTTTAAGTTTCGAACAAGGTGAAAATTCTAGAATTAATTTAACAAATTGTCTATTAATCTTTATTAATGGTGTTCTTCAAGAACCAGGAGTCTCTTATGAATTTGGAGGAGGAACTTCGTTCAGATTTACAACAGCACCAAAAGTAGATGATAAAATTTCAATTTACTTCTACAAGGGTTCTGCATCAGACATTGAAGTCGTAACCAATATTGCAGAAACAATAAAGAAAGGTGATGTTGTCCAGATTCTTAAGAATAACAATTATCCAGAAACAATATCTCAAGACAAGAGAACTGTAACTGACTTATCTTTCTCCGATAAGTTTGAAACTAATCTCTACTCAGGTCCTGGAATTAGTACAACATATAAACCACTTAGTTGGATTAAGCAAAAATCCGATAAAAAAATAAATGGAGAAAACGTCTCCAAAGCAAGAGATTCTATTGAATCATTGATATTCCCAACTGCAAATGTAATAGGTGATATATCTCTCACCGATACTCAAGTATTTGTAGATAGTGTTGAATTGTTTAAGTACGAAGATCCAGATTTAACTTCTTTTGATGCATTAGTAATTAACGGAATATCAACGGTTACTAGTAATTCTATTGAACTTATTAAAAACTTTACAACAATTCAAGGTGATATAGGTTCTATCGTTGGAATTGCTTCAACAACTACACCAAATCTTGCCATAGAGTTTACATTAGATTCTTTAATTGGTTCAAATTTAAATGTTGGATACCCCATCTACATCTTTGATACTCTAGTTGGAACTGGAGTAACTTCTATCAGTTTTTCTGATAGTGAAGTTATTGGAATTGGGACGACTCATTTGGATAACATTTATTACGTAGAAGCACTGGACAATTCTACCGGTATTATTACTTGTAGAGTTCACTCAGGATCGAATGTGTCTGGAATTGTTACTTCCGGAACTTCTAGTTACCCTGTTGGTAGATATTCTTGGGGAAGATTGTCAAACACCTCCGGTCTTGTAAGGTCAAATCCTGTTGCAATTGGAGTAACTGGAAAGGTTGCATCTGGATTGTCAACATACCCAACAATCCAAAGAAGAAACGTTGGTATAAGAGAAACTGGAGCTCTTCCCAAAGTATTATAAATATCTAAAAAACTATGTTAATATGGCTGCTGTCGTAACAGATCAATTTAGAATACTGAATGCGAATAATTTCGTTGATTCCGTTTTAGATGATAATAACTCATATTATGTTTTTTTAGGTTTACCAAACTCTACTGCTGTCGGATTTGGCAGAACTAGTGATTGGAACTCTAGTAGTAGTGGACCACCAAGTCCAGTTGATAATTTACAATATTTGACACATTATAGAGATACTTCTTTATTTGGTAAGAGAGTAACAAGTGCTAATATTAGAAGAGTTATAAGAAAAGTTGAATGGACATCAAACACTGCCTATGATATGTATAGGCATGATTATAGTATCCTAAATCAAACTCCAAATTCTCAAACAAGTAGACTATATGATTCAAACTATTATGTAATTAATAGCGATTATAGAGTTTACATTTGTATTGATAATGGTTCTTCTGGAACTAATCTTAAAGGTGAAAGATCTAGATATGAACCTACGTCCACTGATCTTCAACCATTTTCTGCAGGATCTGACGGTTACTTGTGGAAATACTTATTCTCAATTTCTCCAAGTGATGTTATAAAATTTGATTCAACCGAATATATTGTAGTTCCAAACGATTGGGATACAACTTCAGATGCTCAAATTCAAACAGTTAGAGAATCTGGAGATTCTGAAGTAAATGATAACCAAATAAAAAAAGTTTATATTGAAAACGGTGGTGCGGGATATTCCGCAGGAACATATAATATTCTAGGCGATGGTTCTGGCGCTAGAGTTTCAATATCAGTTGATAGTTCCGGAACTATTACTTCAACAAATGTTGTCAATGGTGGAAGTGGATATACTTACGGTATTGTTGATTTGGAAAGAACAGGAACAATATCAAACCCAGCTAAATTAATACCAATTATTCCACCTTCAAAAGGTCATGGTTATGACATTTATACCGAACTTGGAACTGACAGAGTTTTAATTTATGCTAGATTTGACGATTCAACTAAGGATTTTCCTGTTAGTACAAAATTCTCTCAGGTTGGAATTGTAAAAAATCCCAAAGAATATTCAGGTGTTTCTACATACGTTGGATCAACTTATTCTAGTTTATATGCATTAAAACTTGATAGTGGTTACACTGGAACTCCTGCAGTCGGAGAAATTGTTACTCAAACTCAATCATCAACACAGATTGCAAAGGGATACGTTGCATCCTATGATAGCACTACAAAAGTATTAAAATATTTGAAAGATAGGTCTTTATTCCTTACGAACGGATTGGACCAACAAGATAGTACTGATATTACTATAGATTCTAATATTGTTGAATTCAATAACACTGACAGTATATCATTTACTTCAGCAACTTCTACTTCAGTTTCTGCTGGTTTTACTGGCAGTTCTGAAAATGGGATTGATTTAGGAGTAACTTTCACTGGTGGACTTGCTAATCCAGAGATAAATAAAAAGACAGGGGATATTATTTACATTGACAATAGACCTCAGGTTGAAAGAAATCTCAGGCAAAAAGAAGACGTTAAAATCATTCTGGAATTCTAAAAAAGATGGCACAAAAAACAGACTTAAATATCAACCCATATTTTGACGATTTTGATTCGGATAAAAATTTTTATAAAGTCTTATTTAAGCCAGGATATCCAGTTCAGGCACGAGAGTTAACGACATTACAGTCAATACTTCAAAATCAAGTAGAATCTTTTGGCAGTTATACTTTTAAAGAAGGAACTGTAGTAATTCCAGGAAATATTTTTTACGATGGGCAGTTTTATGCCGTAAAATTAAACTCTTCTCAATTTGGAATTGACGTATCACTTTACATCAATAATTTTATTGGGAAAAAGATTATCGGTGAAACATCTGGAACCACAGCAACTATTCAATATGTTGCGTTTCCTGATGGTGGAGATGTTGATGAATTAACAATATATGTAAAATACGTAGATTCTAATAATAATTTTGTTTTTGATCAATTTGAAGACGGGGAATCTTTGTATTCTGATGAAAATGTAACATACGGAAATACAACAATCAGTGCAGAAACTCCATTTGCTTCTTTAATCAGTTCTAATGCGTCCTCTATTGGATCTGCAGCATCTATTGGAGATGGAGTTTATTTTATTAGAGGGTATTTTGCAAAAGTATCTAAACAGACTTTAATATTAGATCACTATACAAATACACCTTCTTATAGAGTTGGGTTATCTATCAAGGAATTACTCGTCAACGCAAAAGATGATTCCACGTTATTTGACAACGCAAAGGGATTTACAAACTATGCTGCTCCTGGTGCTGATAGATTACAAATTAATTTAACATTAACAAAAAAATTAATTTCTGACACCAATGATACAGACTTTGTAGAACTTCTTAGAGTAGAAGAAGGAAGAATAAAAAAGATTGAAAATAAGACTGAACTGAATAGACTTGGTGATTATATTGCAGAAAGAACTTATGAGGAATCTGGTCATTATACTCTAGATGATTTTAAACTATCCTTACATAACTCGTTAAATGATAAATTAGGAAATGATGGATTGTTCTTTAGCAATCAATCTACAGATCAATTTAACACCCCATCAGATGATCTGATGTGTTTAAAAATATCTCCAGGTGAAGCGTATGTTGGTGGATATAACGTAGAAAAAATTGCTACAACTATTCTTGATGTAGAAAAACCAAGAGATACTGAAACAGTATCGGTTGCAAATATCCCATTTGAGATGGGAAATCTTTTAAGAGTTAATAATGTATCTGGAGCACCCAAACAAAAAGAATCTATCAGTCTCTACAATCAATCTGCTGGTGGTGGAACAAAAATTGGTGACGCTAGAGTTTACACCTTCAATTTAACAGGTTCTGCTTATCAGGATGCTTCTACTAACTGGGATTTATACTTATATGATATTCAAACATATACCTCCCTCACGTTAAACACGCCAGTAGCACCTCTCGGATTGATAACATCTTCATATATTAAAGGTAAGAGCAGTGGGGCAAGTGGATATGCAGTTTCTTCAGGTTCAGGAAGCACAGTAAGTGTTAGACAAACTTCTGGAACTTTCTCTGTTGGGGAACAACTTATTATTAATGGAATTGATGCTTCTGCTACGATAGCATCTGTAATCGCATATGGAACTAGAGATATTAAATCGGTTTACCAGTCTGGAGTTTCTGGGTTCCCAACATTTACTGCAGATTCTCTGTTAGATTCCATAAATCTTCCAAATGGTGTGATTGGTGGAACTATTAGTGGTGGAAATACCCTAGTAAGTCCTGGAAAAGTGTTTACTGGAGTTAAAGTTGGAGATATTATTCGTTATCAAACTAGTTCTGGAGATGAAACCTTCAACAGGGTTACAGCAAATAACACAACTTCTTTAACAATCACTGCTGGTGCTACGGTTTCTGGTGTATCCAACGGAACAGTTGCTAATGGAACATATTCTTCAATTAAAATTGGTGTTCCTTCCTTAAGAAATCAAGAAAAAGGATACCTTTATGCAGAACTTTCAGATCCAAACATCGAGTCTGTAGATCTTTCTGGTTCAACATTAAAAATATCGGAACAGATCACGGGAGAAACAACAGATAGTTCTGGTACGTTAACTTTCGATCTTTCTTCTATTAGTGGAATCACAAGTGCCTTCTTTGATCCATTTGATGAAGAAAGATACTCAATTCACTACACTGGCGGTGGTATTGGTACAGTAACTTCTGATGCATTTACTTTAAGTAATAATCAAGTATCAATCAATGGTTTAACTGCAAGTCAATCGAATATTGTAGTAAATACATCACTAACTAAAAATGAGATACAAAGTAAGATTAAAGAATATACAAGAAGTGCGACTTTAGATGTTGTTTATTCTAAACAACAACAGTCTGGTGTTGGCGTCAATACTTCAATAAATGATGGTCTTACTTATAATAAAAATTATGGATTAAGAGTTCAAGATGAAGAGATTTCATTAAATTATCCAGATGTTGTAAAAGTCATAGCAATTCTAGAATCATTAGATTCAAGCACACCAACTTTTGATCAGATTCAGTTTTTTGATAGTTCTGTAGTAAGCAATGCAATTATTGGTGAAAACATTGTAAGTTCTTCTTCCAACACTGTTGCAAGAGTTGTTGCAAAACCATCTTCATTGGTATTATCAATTGTATATTTAAATAAAGATAAATTTATTGCCGGAGAATCTGTAACTCTTCAGGAATCGAATAATACTGCAGCAATACAATCTGTAACTAATGGTTCTTACAAAAATATAACTTCTTCCTTTACCCTAGATAAGGGACAGAAAGATCAATATTATGATTATTCGAGAATTGTTAGAAGTGCAAATACACCAATACCTTCCAGAAGACTAAAAATTGTATTTGATCATTATACAGTTCCTTCTTCAGATTCTGGTGATGTTTACACCGTTTTAAGTTATGATAAAGAAAGATTTTCTGAAGATATTCCTAATATCGGTTCAAGAAAAGTGAGAGCCACAGATACTCTTGATTTCAGACCAAGAGTATCTCAATTCACAGTAACAGATAAATCACCATTCGATTTTGACTCAAGAAGTTTTGGAACTTTACCAAAACTTATTCTAAAACCAAAAGAAAGTTCTTTAATTGGTTATACTTATTACTTGCCAAGAATAGATAAAGTATATCTTGATACTTTTGGCAACTTTATTGTTCAAAAAGGTATATCTGGGATAAATCCAAAGGTTCCTTCTAACAATAATCCAGATGGATTGATGGATCTTGGAACAATTTCTCTTCCAGCGTATCTTTATAATCCAAATGATGCAGAAATATCTCTCGTAGATAATAGAAGATATACTATGAGAGATATTGGAAAACTTGAGGATAGAATAGAAAATCTTGAACGTGTCACTTCTCTTTCTCTGTTAGAGGTAAGCACTCAAACTTTACAAGTTCAAGATGCTCAAGGAAATAATAGATTTAAAACTGGATTCTTTGTAGATGATTTTAAAAACAATTCGTTGATAGACATAAATGTATCTTCAATTCAGACAGATTCTGAGACTCAAGATTTAACACCAATTATTAGCGTAAATACCTTAAAGGGTCAGATCGCACCTTCAACTGATACTACTGATGAAAATCTAGATCTTTCCACAAACTTTAATTTATTAGACTCCAATGTTCAGAAAACTGGAAATGCTATTACTTTAAAATATGAAAGTGTTGGTTGGATTGAACAACCTTTAGCAACAAGAGTTGAAAACGTCAACCCATTCCATGTTGTTTCATATAATGGATTTGTTAAATTATCTCCTTCTAGCGATAGTTGGATTAGAACAATTAGAATACCTGCTTCTAATACTCTTATAGAAAGGAGGGTTGCAGATCCAAATCGCAGAGGTCAAACAACTGCAGATGTTTCTTCCAGAGAAGTTGTAATTTCATCTGGAAACGAACAGTATATGCGTTCCAGAAATACCCAGTTTTCTGCAAATAATCTGAAACCTTTGACAAGATTCTATCAATTCTTCGATGGAAACGGTAGTGTTGACTTTATTCCAAAGTTATTGGAAATTGCTAACGATTCAACTTTAGTCAATTATGGATCTGTAGGAACTTTTGAAGTTGGTGAAACTGTTGTTGGTTATAGTGAAGGAAATGAGGTAATTAGATTTAGAGTATCTTCAGGAAACCACAAAGAAGGACCTTTCAATGCGCCAACAAAAACATTTAATATAAATCCATATATTAAAACAGAAAATCTTTCCTCAGAATACAATCAATCATCTAAGGTATTGAATGTAGACACCTTTGGATTATCTGAAGAAGCACAGGGGAAATATTTTGGTTATACAAAAGTTGGAACAAAATTGGTTGGACAAACTAGTGGTGCTATTGCATATGTTAAAGATCTTAGATTGATTAGTGATAACTATGGGGATCTCTATGGAACTTTCTTCCTTAGAAACCCACTTGATATTCCAGCCCCAGCAGTAAGAATAACTACAGGAACCAAGACTTATAGACTTACAAATAGTTCATCTAATGCAACTCCTCTTCCAGGAAGTAAGTTATTATCAACAGCAGAAACTTCTTATAAGTCTGAAGGAAGATTTGAAGTACGTCAAACTCAAAGAACAACTAACACCGTTGGATATTATGATCCTTTGGCACAATCCTTTAGTGTTGGCGGTAACATTGAAGCACCAAATCCAAATGGTCAAAATAATGATGCAAATGGTGCATTCTTAACTGCTATAGATTTGTTCTTTGCCAATAAACCATCTGGAAATGATCCGGTTAGAATTGAAATAAGAACCGTTGAGTTAGGAACTCCAACAAGAACTGTTATAGGAAATCCAGTTACATTAAGACCTACAGATATTACAACTTCATCAACTGCAGAAACCGCAACGAGAGTAACTTTTGATTATCCAATTTATCTTTCTCCTGGACAAGAATATGCAATTGTTGCTGTAGCAGAAACTTCAGATGAATATGAACTTTGGATTGCGGAAATGGGCGAAAGAACTGTAAATACACAGTCTTTACCTGATGCTGAAGCAGTTATATATTCTAAACAATTTGCACTTGGAAGTTTGTTCAAGTCTCAAAATGGATCTATTTGGACTGCAAATCAATATCAAGATTTAAAATTCAAACTTTATAAAGCAAACTTCACATCAACTACTGGAACTGCATTCTTCTATAACCCAACTTTAGATGAGAGCAACGGATATGTAAAAATCCTGAATAATAATCCAATAACAACTTTACCTAAAACAGTAACACTTGGAATTACAACAACTACAGATAGTTCTGCTATTGGAATTTTGACTACCGGAAGAAAAATTGCAGGTTCTAATGATTTTGGATATGGATATATTGTTGGAACAGGCAGTTCAGTAACAAATGTAACTATTACCGATAGTGGTACAAATTATCCAACAGGAACGTTTGCTGATTTGGAAACTACGAATATTGTTGGTAGTGGTTCTGGTTTAAGGTTGAGTGTTACAGCATCCGGTGGAGTAATTACGGGAATTGCAGCAACAACTTTTGCTGGAAATGGGTATCAGGTTGGTGATGTTGTTGGTATTACTACCACTCTGGGTAGAGATGCGAGATTTACTATTTCCGAAATTAACGGATTAGATACACTTTATCTTTCAAACGTTCAAGGAGAGAAGGGTGCGTCTAAGACTTTCCAAGTTGGGGCAGCACTTAGTTACTATAACGATTCTGGAACTGTTGTTTCTCTTGCAAGTACAACTATTACGACCAGAACGACTGAAGGAACAAATCTAAATTCTGGCAATTTCTTGAGAGTAAATCATTTTGATCATGGAATGTATTCCTCCACAAATAAAGTAGTTCTTACTGGAATTGAACCAAGCGTTCCTGCAACCACTTTGGATTCTCCTTTAACAATAAGTGAAACAGCAACTATCAGTGTTGCCAGCACAGCAAACTTCGCAACCTTTGAAGGTCAGACAGTTTCAGCTTCTTATCTTGGATATGTAAAGATTGGAGATGAAATAATCTCTTATAATTCAGTCGGTAGTGGAACTTTATCAATAAGTTCCAGATCTGTAGAGGGTGTGGTACAACCACATAGTGTTGGATCATTGGTTACAAAATATGAACTAGGTGGAGTTTCTCTAAGAAGAATTAACGGAGTTGAACATACCGTAAGTTCTTTAGGAAATACTATCGACCAATATCATGTAGAAATCGATATGTCTGCTAACGGTTCAGATAGATCAAATGATGGAGATACTTCCGATCTTCCGCAGTTGTCATTCACTTCGGAAGAATTTGTTGGTGGAGAAAATTGTAAGGCAACTGAAAACATTCAATTCAACGAAATCGTTCCAAATTATGATATTTTATCACCAGGTTCTTCTACTTCCGTAACTGCGAGTGTTAGAACAACAACTGGTAGAAGTGTTGACGGAACAGAAACTCCTTTCCTAGATAGTGGATTTGAAAATGTTGAATTGAATAAGGTTAATAAGTTGAACTCTGTAAGACTCGTTGCTTCTAACGTCAACGAAAATACGAGTTTGACAACTTTACCAAGAAATAAATCATTTACAACACGTATACTTTTGAATACCACCGATTCCAATTTATCACCAATAATTTATACTGATACAGCATTGACTGAATTCAGACTGAGCAGATTGAATAATCCTATCTCCGATTATTCCACTGACAATAGAGTCAATTCACTCTTATTTGATCCACATTCGGCAGTTTATGTTTCAAATACTGTAAATCTTACCCAGGCAGCAACATCACTTAAAGTAATACTTGCTGCTTATAGACATGAGTCTGCAGACTTTAGAGTTCTTTATAATTTGATCAGAGCAGATTCTAGTGAAGTTACTCAAGAATTTGAGTTGTTCCCAGGATATGATAATCTGAGTCTTAGTGCTGACGGAACAATTACACCAGTTGATTCCTCCAAAAATAGTGGAAGACCTGATACTTTTGTTCCAGCAAGTTTGGAAAATCAGTATTTAGAGTATGAGTTTACCGCAGATAATTTAGATCTGTTCACGGGATACACAATCAAGATTGTAATGTCCGGAACAAATCAAGCATATGCTCCAAGAATTAAAGATCTTAGAACTATTGCATTGAGATGATAAGGGTAGAAGGATACAAAAATCTTTATAGAGACGAAAAAAGTGGTGCCATAATTAACTGTGACACCACTTCATACAATCAATATGTTAACTCCTTAAACTATAAAGATATGCAAAAACAAGAATTGGATAAAATGAAACAGGATATTGAAGAGATAAAATCTTTACTTATGGAAATACTAAATAAGAAATAATTTTATTGGTTTGCTGTAAATATAAATATCTAAAGGAAACTTTTTAATTCTAATAATGGCGATTTATGTATCCAATATTGTGATTGAACAGGGATTCAGTTTTGACACCTCTTTTCAGTTGGAGGATACTAGATCAAATTCCCCTTTGGATTTGTCTAGCACTGTTCCAGTGGGTCAATTGAGAAAACATTATGCTTCGACTTCTTCAGTATCTTTTGCTTCTACTGTAACTAGTCCTGAACTAGGAATTTTATCAATATCATTAACTGCTGCCCAAACAACCAGTTTGAAGCCAGGAAGATACGTTTATGATGTAAAATTATTAAACGATGGTAAGGAATTTAAAGCTGTGGAAGGTGCAGCACTAGTAAGAGGCGGGGTAACCAGGTAATGCCTAGTATTAACGATAGAATTGGTTCTCAGAACGTAATTCGTGTTTTATCTAATGCTTCAGCAGCACCAACACGAATAATTAATTTAACTGATGTAGATTCCACTCTTAAGACTAGAGATGGAATGCTTCTCGTTTGGAATTTGGAAGACGAGAAATTCTACATGACGGATACGATTGATTCGTCTTCGTTAATTGCTACGGGAATAGTTACATTTTCCAATACCACACAATCATCATCAACAACTACTGGCGCAGTAATTGTTAGTGGTGGTGTTGGAATTGCTAAAAATTTGAATGTTGGCGGCGATGCCAACATAGTTGGAGTTGTAACATTTGGAAC